AGGTGTACTCGGTTCGCTGTTACGTTATAGTCATAAGAGTGAGGATTGCTTTGCTAAGGCGATCCAAGCTTCTATGATTTATTCAATGTTTACTTTCGAGTCTTTGACTCGAAAGCAGACAGAGAAATTCGTAACTGCTATCAATTCTCAGCCACCCAAGGTTGAGAATCGATTCTTGAGAGCTCTTGGCAGAGCTATCAAGCAGAACTTCCGTAAGATTTCTATTGATAGAGGTCAGGAGATTTCACTCCTTACCTATCGCGGTTCACGAGAGAAGGTCAAGCCTAGCTTGACCTATGATTCTGATTGGGGCACTGTTGCCTTTCCTCAGATATCTCGTAGACAGGATTCAGATGTATTGAGCAATGCTCTTTACTTTCTTAATCCCCAACATGTGTCCTTATATTTTGAATATGAGGACCTGTACAGTCCTGTTCTCAAAGGACTAACTGGTTTTATTGATAAAATCAATAATATCAGTACCTGGTACAGACATGGTAAACGCGATTTTGTAGAGGGTGGAGAAATTCATTTTCTCCAAGAAGCTGGTGGCAAACTGAGAAGTATTGCTAGCCCGCATCTGGTCCACCAATTGGCTTTGAGACCACTTGGTAGATCAATCTACAAACTGGTACGATCACTTCCTTGGGATTGTACCTTTAATCAAGAGAAACCAATCTCGGTTCTCTCTTCTCATCTGTCTCTAGGTCATACTATACATAGTATTGACCTGAGTTCGGCAACTGATTATTTCCCTCTGGAAATTCAGTTACGAATTCTAGGAAGTTTCTTTGGTAATATTTCCGACTTACGTCTTTTCGAGGACATAAGTAGGTCGTATTGGAGATCCGATGAATTCGGATATCTACAATGGAAACGTGGCCAACCTCTTGGATTATATCCAAGTTTTGGTACTTTTACATTGTCCCATGGAATCATCCTATGGTTTCTGAATGGCCAAAAACACGGAAATTCATTCTATGTTCTTGGTGATGATGTAGTGATCCTTGATAATGATCTCTATATCAAATACATTCAGTTCCTGAAACAGATGGACTGCCCATTTTCTAGAGATAAATCAATCTCTAGTAACGAACTCTGTGAGTTCGCTGGAAAGATAGTCACTTCTACTAAGGTTATACCTCAGTATAAATGGCGGGAAATTAGTAACGACAATTTCCTTGATATCTGTCGTCAATTGGGCTGTCGCAGTCGATCACTGTTGTC